AGGCAAAACAAAAGTATGCAGGGTGTGTAATATAAAGCGAAGTTTAAAAACAAATAGTATCTTTGCAAGGGTAGATGGGAAGTTTATAACAATAGAAAAAACTAAGATTCAAATAATAAAACATTTTTTAAAATGAAAATAAGATGTATTGAAAAATACTTTGCCAACGTAACCTACGGTAAAGTGTACGACGTAATAGCGCAAACAAAGAGTTATATTTGGATAATAAACGACAAAGGTCAAGAACATCAGTTTGACACGATTGAAAAGTACTTTGAAGTAGTTACCGACAACGCGCCAAGCTATTACAACAATGAGAAAGGTAGTTTGTATAAGTTTGCACAAGACCACGGACTAAATGCGTATGAATTTGATTTAGTTAAACGTCTTGTAAGATGCAGAAAAAAAGGTAACTTTGTTCAAGACCTTGAGAAAACAAAGTATTTAATTGATTTATATTTGAAAGAATGGAAAGAGAAATAATCAACTGGGGCAAAGCAAGGGGGTTAGACAACCCAGACAACAAGTACCAACAGTTAGCTAAGGTGTATGAGGAAGTTGGGGAATTATCTTCAGCAATATTAAAGCGAGATATTTCAGAAACGATTGACGCTTTGGGAGATACATACATCACACTTGTTATATTAGCAAATCAAATGGGCTACTCATTAGAAGATTGTGCAAAGAGAGCCTTTAAAGTTATTGAATACCGAAAAGGTAAAACCGAAAACGGTACATTCATTAAAGAGTAAGCATGAATTTAAAAGAGATTGCGCAGTATCACGATGAATGGGTGCGAATAGTTAAAAGATTCGGAGCAAAGACAGATGCCGAGGACATTGTACAAGATATGTACATTCGTTTTCACAAGTACGGCAAAGGTCAAGTAGTAACCAAATCATTCATTTGGATAATGCTGCGTAACTCTTTTTATGACTCATGCAAGCGTAATGTTTCAACAGTAGACATTGACCTTCTTGTTGACCTATCAGAGGACGAAAACAACAAAACATACGAAATAGAGTTATACTATCAAAGTGTGGAAGAACAAATAAAAACATGGGAATGGTTCGACCAACAACTATTCTTATTATATTTACGAAGCGGTAAGTCAATGCGAGAATTAGAAAAGGAAACTAAAATAAGTTTGACTTCTATTTTTCACACTATTAAAAAATGTAAAAGAAAACTAAAAATATGGCAAAAAGAGTATCAAAAGGATTTGGAGATACAGTAGCGAAAATAACGAAGTATACTAAGATTGACAAATTGGTTGAATTCGTTGCAGGAGAAGATTGTGGCTGTGATAAACGTAAAGAAGTACTTAACAAGTTATTCCCTTACAAAACTCCTGAATGTTTAACAGAACCCGAGTACAAGCTATTGGAAGAATTATTGCCTCAAATCTCTGTTAAGATTAAACCAAGTCAACAAGTTGAGTTCTTAAAGGTTTACAATAGAGTCTTCAAAACAAACGAGAGACCAACTTCATGCGCTAGTTGTCTAAACGATATGTTACGCAAAGTTAGAATAGTATTTAACGAATACAACAAAGAGTCTTTTCCAGAAGGGCAAGGCGGTTTTTTAGGGTAATCGAATAAACAATACAAAATCAATGGCTGGAACAGGAGGAGCGAGACCGGGAGCAGGTCGTAAACCAAAAGATGAGGAGAACAGAATTAGAGACTTAATGATTCCTTATTCACTAGATGCAATACAATGTCTAGCTAATATAGTAGTTAGCGACAAGTCAAAGGATGCTGATAAAATTAGTGCCTCAAAGATTATCATTGAATACTCATATGGTAAACCAAAAGAAAGAGTTGAGAACGACATTAACATCAACACAACAACACTAAAAGACTTAATAAGTTTTGGTAGTACTGAACCCGAAATATAAAACATTTGCAAATGATAGTAGATATTTCATTATTACAGGTGGTCGGGGTAGTGGTAAGTCATATTCTATTAATTTACTATTACTACTCCTTACATACGAAAGCAACCATGTTATCTTATTTACAAGGTACACTCTTACTTCTGCTCACATCTCTATTATACCTGAATTTATTGATAAGATTGATATACTAGATAAGCACAAAGATTTTCACATTACAAAGGATGAAATAATAAATCTAAGAACAGGGAGTAAGATACTATTCAAAGGCATTAAAACATCGAGCGGAACCCAAACCGCTAACTTAAAATCATTGGCTGGAGTTACTTGTTGGATTTTAGATGAAGCTGAAGAGTTAACAGATGAAGATGTATTTGATAAGATTGATTATTCGATAAGACATAAAGAAAAACAAAACAGGGTAATACTTATCCTAAACCCTGCTACTAAAGAACATTTCATCTACCAAAAGTTTTTTGAATCGAAAGGAGTTGAAGCGGGAGTTAATACAGTAAAAGGCGATACTACGTACATTCACACAACATATAAGGATAATATATCAAACTTATCTGAAAGTTTCTTAAATCAAATAAAAACGATAAAAGAACGCCGTCCCGACAAGTATAAACACACAATACTCGGAGGATGGTTAGAGAAAGCAGAAGGAGTTATCTTTACCAATTGGAGAATTGGAGCATACAATAAAGATAATGGTTCAGTGTTTGGTCAAGATTACGGATTTAGTAACGACCCTTCTACACTTGTTGAAACGTCAATAGATAAAACTAACAAGATAATTTATGTTAGACTTCATATTTATCAAACAGGGTTGACCACATCACAACTTTCACAACTAAATAGGCAATTTGCAGGGCGCGACTTAATAGTTGCCGATAATGCAGAGCCACGTTTGATTAACGAATTAAAGTCTCAAGGTCTTAACATTGTACCTACAATCAAAGGAGCAGATTCAGTAAAATATGGAATAAGTTTATTACAAGACTATGACTTAATTATTGACGAAAATTCCGTAGATTTGATAAAAGAATTAAATAACTATTGTTGGCTTGAAAAGAAATCAGAAACACCGATAGATAAATATAACCACGCGTTAGATGCGTTAAGATATGCAGTTAGTTATCAATTAAGTAACCCAAATAAAGGTAAATATGGAATTAGGTGAGAGATTAATAAAAGAAAATGATTCTACATTTGTATGGCAAGTGTACGAAGGAAATATTTATGAATTTAAAACAGCGGTAAAAAATATTGACGATTTAATAATTCATTTAAATAACCTTAAAGAAAAAGGATTTACTCATGTTAACACCGAAATCGTAGGGGTTAGGTTTCTAACTAAAAGTGAAGTAGTATTGGAAGAAATAGAATATTTGAATAATAGAGTTGAACAATTAAAAAAAGAATTAGATGGAATCAGGTAAAAGTTTAAGACAAATGATTAATGAAAGTAGTGTTAAAGTTGTAGACGCTTACAAAGATGAGTATGGGGATAATTGGAAGTTCCAATGTGTTGAATCAATCGACAATGAAGTTGCGAAAGCTGAAGCGTCATTGAAATATTGGAAGGGTGTAAGGGCTAAAGTAATGATAGCAAAATGAAAGTAGATATAACAATTACACATTATAACAATTCCTGTGCTGATGGATGTTGTCTTGATTACGGTACAATAACAGAAGTAAATGGAGAGCAAGTAGTCGATAGTCAAGACATTGAAACAATAGTTAGGCGCATTCTTGAAAAGTTAGGTTATAAAGTAGAAATAGAAAGTATTTATGAAGATTGAAATTGACATCCCTTCCAACTTATCAGAGATCAGTTTAGATAGGTACCAAAAGTACATGCTTACTTTGAACAACTCAGATGACAAAGAGTTTGTATTTCAAAAAATGATTGAGATATTTTGTGGGCTTGAATTAAAGGAAGTTGTTAAGATGAAAGCATCGACCGTAATTGAGTTGGTGCAACACTTCAATAAAATCTTTAACGAGAAAACAAAGTTCAAACATCGATTTAAATTGAACGGTGTGGAGTTTGGATTTATTCCTGACCTTGACGAAATATCATGGGGGGAATATATCGACATTGAAGCTAACATCGGGGACTTTCAAAACATACACAAAGCACTTGCAGTGATGTATAGACCAATTGTAAAGGACGTTAAAGGCAAGTATGAAATAGAACCTTACAAAGGTGATTTAAGTTACTCAGAGGTGTTAAAATACGCACCGTTGGACGTTGTACTTCCTGCATCGGTTTTTTTTTGGACTTTAGGAATAGAATTAATCGGCAGTACGCTGTCCTCTTTGGAGAAAATGAAGAACAAAACCCATATTCAGAGAATGTTCAATTCTCAAAACAATGGGGATGGTATAGCTCAATCTATCATGTCGCTCAGGGAGATATTAGAAGATTTGACGAAGTTACAGGGCTCGGGCTTCATCAGTGCTTAACTTTTTTAACGTTCGAACAACAAAAAAGCCGAATCGAAGTTAATCAATTAAAGAAGTCACATGAAAAACTATTATAACCTATCTACATTATTGCATGATTCTATACTTGCAGACCCTTTAGTGAATCGAGTAACGAAGGGCAGCCTAGATAAAATCACAAATGCTAAGCAAGATATGTACCCATTGTGTCACATTATATTTAACGATGTAGCATTTAGAGGGAATACAACGGTGTATAATGTGTCATTGGTTATGATGTCAATAGTTGACATTAGTAAAGACGATGTAACGGATATTTACAAGGGTAATGACAATGAGGATGATGTGTTAAACACTAC